AACCTGAAGGGGGAGATCTACTCGAAGAACTTGATCGTGACGACCAACTGGCTGTACTTCCCGACCGAGCTCAAGAAGGACCTGAACCTGAAGACCGAGGACTTGAAGATCTTCTTCAACAACATGGTGAAGGACGCGGACTCGGAGTACACCTGCAAGGACAACTTCGAGATGACCTTCGACGTGGACTACTTCTTCAGGAAGACCATCTCGAACAAGAAGACGACCTCCTCCAGGATCGGGAGCATGTCCAAGTGCGAGTTGTTGGAGATGGACTCCCTGACCTACTTCAACTCGATGCTGAAGTGCAACAAGAACAAGAACACGATGTTGAGCAGGTTCTACCCGAAGCACACGGAGATCTCCATGTACCTCGACTTGATGGAGATGGGCAAGAAGCCCGAGTTCACCTACTTCAAGTGGGAGAACGCCGAGGACTTGATCTTGATGTCCAACAAGGCCGAGGAGGAGCTGGACGAGCTGAAGTTGTTGTACTACACCGTCTACCAGAAGAGGACGTTCAAGAAGAGGGAGGAGTTGGCGGACTTGACCACCGACTTCAGGACCTTGTTGGAGGACAACTTGAAGGAGAACTTGACCTACAAGAGGTTCAAGTACTGGGAGATGTCCAGGCACGAGATCTTCTCCCAGACCTGCCTGGACTTGATGGGCTACAAGGACTCCGTCGAGACGGACGTGAACTTGCCCTCCAAGTACGACTACTACGGGGTCGACCACAACAAGACCCCGGACTTCGTGGACGAGAAGAACAAGATCATCTTGGACTTCTCGGTGACCTCCTCCAACGCCGGGAACGTGAGGGACACCAAGATCAGGAAGTACACCGACCTGGCGGAGGGCTTCTCGGACTTCAAGAAGGAGAGCTACAAGGCGGAGGCGATCGTCTGGAAGATCTCCAACAGGAAGGAGTTCCAGATCCCGAACGAGTACTCGAACATCAGGAGCGGGTTGTGCTCCTCCCCCACCCTCGAGTTCTTGTACAAGATGAACATCGCGATCAGGATGGACCAGAACTACGAGAAGTACAAGAAGATGTCGGACATGGAGGCGGACATGGACGAGGGCGGGGAGGAGCAGAACCTGTTCTTGTTCGACAGGTTGATAACGGCCACGGCCAAGAACAAGATCCAGGAGCACTGCCCCAAGACGGTGGACTTGAACGACTCCAGGATCAGGAACAGGGGGGACTTCACCAAGAAGATGAAGTTGGTGGAGACGACCTACTACAAGAAGATGAAGGACATGAACAACTTCGACGAGGAGGAGTACATCATCAACTTGAAGAAGAGGATGTTGAAGATGTCCAAGAACAACATGTACCCCAAGTACTTCTCCAGCATGTTCACGGAGAACAAGGAGTTCGTGAAGGACGTGTTGAAGGAGAACCTGTTGGAGCAGCAGAGGTTGAGGAAGAAGTTCAGGAACAACATCAACTTCAAGATGCCGAAGTTGTTCAAGTCGGTCTTCTTCTACAAGAACTCCGACAAGATGCCCAACTACATGAGGGGGAACAACTTGATGTCGATGGCGGAGTTCGAGACCCTCAAGGACGGGACCTCCTTCTACTCCGGGATGTTCGACTACTCCGAGGTCAAGAACATCGAGAAGCAGGAGAAGGAGCTGGAGTACAACGAGGAGGGGATCGGCATGGACTCCAACTTGGACATGATCATGATGGAGGACTTGTTCAACTTCATGAAGGAGCCCTCGATGAGGACCGACCAGTCGGAGTACCTGTCGATGGGGTTCAAGGAGGAGATGAACGTGTTCTTGAGGTCCAACGCCTGGTCGATGATCGAGTCCATGTCGGACATCTTCGAGAACATCTGCTACTTGGAGGGGAGGAGGCACTTCTTCGACAACTCCAAGGGCCACACGGTCTGCAAGAACTTCGGGTCCTACCTGTTGTTGGTGAAGGCCGGGTCCAAGTTGACGTCCCAGAAGCAGATCAGGTACAAGGTGATCATCCCCAAGGAGAACCAGATGATGGACAACTCCAACATCATCCACTCCATGAAGGACCTCGAGGACCACAAGGACATGGTGTCGACCAAGTGGTTGTCCGCCTCGATCACCGACATCAAGCACTACTCGAAGATGAAGGAGGTCTCGCTGGCCCTGATGTCCTCCATCTTGGACAAGGACTTGGAGGACTCCAGGGGCAAGTCGAGGACGATGAACTTGATGACGAACGTGAACATGGCCTACTTGATGATCCTCATGGAGAACAAGAGGGGCACCAGCACCACCTTGCAGTTGAACCGGTACTTGGTGCACTCCGCCACGTCGTACATCTCCAACAGGGTGAAGTTGGTGTCGGACATCTTCAACGACCCGGTGAGGTCCCTCGGGGACTCGTACATCAAGCTGACGCAGGCGAGGTGGTTCAACCACATGTTGCCGTTGATGGAGAACCTCACCAAGAACAGGATCTTGAACATGACGAACACCGCCAACGACTACGACAGGTTGCACTTGCCCTCCTTCTTCGACTTGAACGAGAACTTGGAGTTCTCCAGGACGATGGACGAGATGTACTTGTGCAACTTGTTCGACAAGGAGGCGGGCTTCAACAGCCACAGGATGAAGCAGATCATCAACAAGCAGGAGATCATGGAGTTGGAGTTCCAGAAGGTCAGGAAGTCCCCGGAGAGCCAGGGCGAGATCTTGGACTTGGAGAACTTCTTGATCAACAACGACAAGTTCCACACCTTCGACTTCAAGTTCGTGGCCTCGGCGACCAGGAGGTTCTTCAAGTCGAAGGCGAACAAGGTCAAGATCAAGGAGGCCGAGATGCAGGCCCTCAACAGCGTCATCAACTCGGCCATGATGATGACGTCGTCGCTGAAGTCCGGGCCCTACGAGTCGGAGGCCTTGGAGTTCTCGGACAAGATGATCAAGTCCAAGTCCTTCCTCACCTTGTTCGAGGAGGTGGAGAAGCTGTCCTCCAGCACGTTGGCGGAGATGTGCTCCAAGATGGACACCGTGGACGCCATCTTCGCCATCTTCCCCAAGGCGCAGATCGGCGGGCCCAGGGAGATCTTGATCCAGTCCGTCCAGCTGAGGATCATAGTGAAGTTCTTGGAGACCTACGCCAAGAAGATCTCGACCACCCACGAGAAGGAGATGCTGACGAAGACCCACCAGAGGTCGGAGATCCAGTCGGACACCCTCTCCGACATGAGGGAGTCGATGAGGTCGACCATCAAGAAGGGGGACGCGGCCTTGTTCTTCTCCTTGAACTCGGACGCGTCCAAGTGGTCCCCGTCCTTCGTGATGGAGAACTTCATGGCGTTCGTGGAGAACTGGGACATCAACAACGACGTGAAGACCATCCTCTTGTCCGTGGTGTCCTCCTTCTCCTCCAAGAAGATGATGGTGCCGGACGAGTTGAAGAGGAAGTGGGACAACAAGGACAAGAACTTGAAGGAGTACTCCAACGGGGCCGAGTCCTTCAAGCAGGAGGCCTACAACAACAACTACGTGGTGGAGCTGATGTCCGGGATGGGCCAGGGGATGTTCCACTACTTGTCGAGCTTGTACCACTGCGTCATGGACGACTTGTCCGAGGAGGTCACGAAGGACGTCCTGGCCAAGGCGTTCAAGACCTCCCTCTACCAGAAGGTGTTGAAGTCGTCCGACGACTCCACGACCATCGGGATGTTGATGTTCGGGAAGAACTTGAACTTCACGGACGACGTGTTGAAGAACTACTTGTTCTTGTACGACTCCATGCACAGGTTGTCGAACATCCACACGAACTGGAAGAAGTCGGGGATGAACTTCATCATCTCGGAGTTCAACTCGCTGTTCTCCATCGGGAAGAGGATGGTGTGGGCCACGATAAAGGACATCTACACGGCCAACTCGATTCCCGACCTGACCTCCCCCGAGGAGGCCGTCATCTTCATGAACTCCAACTTGAGGAGGGCGTTCGAGCACGGGGTGTACTTGACCACGATCAACACCATGATGAAGTTGTGCAGGGGCCAGTTGAAGAGGTACTACAGGTTCTCCAAGGAGGACATCTCCTCGTTGACGATGAAGTTCAAGTGCAACGAGAACATGTTGCCCTACCAGTTGGGCTTCTACCCGATGGAGATGCCCATCGAGAACATGCTGTTCGGGGTCGAGGTGAACATGTTCAACGTGAACAACTCCGAGGAGCTGAACAAGTTCTACAACAACCTGTACACCGCGGAGAAGTCCACCCCCGTGTCCTTGTCGAAGAACGTGGTGCCGTTCTCCGAGGAGGCGGTGGGGAAGTTCTGGTACGAGTTGCCCTCGAGGTTGGACAAGAGGCTGATCGACTTGAAGAACACCTTCTTCAAGGACATGCTGATGATGGACTCCGAGTCCATCAACAAGTCGATGGAGAGGAACGCCCTGAACTTCAACTTGAGCATCGGGGACATGAAGAACTACAACCAGTACACGATGGAGTACTTCGTGGGGATGAACAGGAAGTACGAGTTCCAGGAGACCATGGTGGTCCACTCCTTGGTGAGGGCCTTGCAGTTGTCCACCTCCAAGGGGAACATGTACCCGAAGCAGTTCCTGGAGAGGTTCGACATGGAGGAGATGAACAAGTTGAAGGTCAAGTTCGAGGACCCCGAGTTGACGAAGGAGGAGAGGGACAACGTGGTGTTGGAGTACAGGGAGAAGGAGAAGGAGCTGGAGAACCACAAGTGCGACATCCACGAGTTCACGGACTTCATCATGAACAGGTCCTCGACCAGGAAGTCCTCCTTGTCCTTCTACAAGCAGTTGGAGAGGGTGGCCAAGAACCACAAGTTCGTCCTCGACTCGATCCAGGACATGAACAAGGTGACCAAGTTCTACCACCCCTCCATGAAGACCCTCAGGTTCTACGCCACCGACATGCTCTTGAACTTGAGCTCCGAGGAGATCATCAACTACTTGTTCGACAACAAGAAGGAGTTGTCGAACTCCATGGAGATGGCGGTGGACGAGTTGTGCCAGATGTCCGACCAGGAGAACAAGTCCAGCATCTACGAGAACCCCTTCCAGTTCGTCAAGAACTTCATGAAGAAGTCGGACAGGCCCTTCAAGGACTTCAAGGACTTCCTGAAGTTCAACCAGAGGAGCATGAAGTTCTTGAAGGTCACCATGTTGTCCGACACCTTCGACGCGGGGAGCATGGAGGAGAACATCTTGAACTTGTACAAGACGAGGTTCAGCCCGAGGTACACGTTCGAGAAGAAGTCCGAGGGGTGGAACCAGGACTTGGACTCGTTGAACTTCTTGTCGTGCGTGTCCTTGAACCACGAGATCAAGACCTCCATGGACGAGGACATGATGAAGGACATCTCCAACTCCGACAGCAAGTTGATGAGGGCGATGAAGATGCACATGTACTCCAAGGGGGAGGACAAGTTGTCGTTGGACATGAAGTACAACAGGGTGGAGTTCAGGGAGTACCAGGACAAGTCCAGGAACAAGGTGATGAGCTGGACCAACCTGAACTTGTTGGTCATCGCGAAGATCAGGAACAAGTACGTCGACGTGTACACCTACTCGACCAACTTGATGGAGAGGTCGTCGGAGAACAACAGGTTGATGAACCTCTACAACAAGGACATGCAGAAGTACGAGGAGTCCGGGTACACGATCAAGATGATGAACAAGTTCAAGTGGAGCGAGCACTACAAGATGTTCTACAACGAGTCCAGCATCTACTTCAAGACCGAGGTGAAGAAGAGGCCCACCAAGTGGCAGTTGATGTTGACGGTGTCCGCCTCGAGGTTCATGAAGTTCAGGGGGAACGACTCCACCACCGCGACCTTCCAGATCTTGACGGACAACTACACGGTGGACAACAGGACCTTCTTGAACATGTACGTGGAGGACTCGATGGGGGACCCGATGATGGTGCAGGACTTGATCGAGGACGTCCCCGACTTGGAGACCTTGGACAACATCTTGATGAGGAACTCGTGGATCACGGAGCTCAACCTCAAGGAGGTGGAGGGGATCTCCTCGCAGTCCGTCGCGGACGACAAGAGGTTCATCCAGGACATCAACGAGTCCTTCGGCATGGAGAGCATGAAGACGACCCTCATGTCCTTGTTGCCCATGGGGGTCGTCGAGAAGGAGGAGGACGAGGACGAGGAGGACTCCGACGTGGACTCCGCCCACAACCTCGTGGCCAACCTCAACACGGCCAAGAACGCGTTGGAGTCCTTCTTGGACTCCTTGAGGAACGAGGACGACGACTCGATGGACTCGAACTCGAGCGAGATCCAGATGAGGGAGAAGGCCTCCATCATCAAGATGACCGACAGGATGATCACGGACTCGATGCTCAACACCTTGGAGTTGGACAGGAAGAAGATGGGGTCCTACTGGACCGTGGTGAAGAACTCCAAGAACTCGACCAAGCAGTTCCACAACATGGTGTTGTGGCAGGTGAGGAACGCGTTCGACTTCAACATCTCGAACACGTTGTCCTTGATCTTGTACAACTCGATCATCAAGAACTACATGACGACCGTGATGATCAAGCCCATCTCGGACTTGAAGTGGCTCAACATCAGTTTGAGGAAGAACGTCAAGGAGGACTCGATCTTCATCCACCGGAAGAAGGACATGAGGGTGTACACGGAGGTGCTGGACTTGTTCGACTAGACGTTGGCGTGGACCTGGGGCGAGTTGGAGTAATTAGTAGCAGAC